CACCTTTTTTGTGTTCAAAATTTAATCCCATATATTTTTTATTTTATAGTACCCACCCGCCAAAGTTAGTGTTTTTATCCGGATAAACGTTATTATCTGTATTATTTTTGTGCTCAGGATAGGTTGTTGAGTTCTTGCAAATGTAATCAATAAATCTTTTTGTGTAATGTTCTGCAATATCCCGTTCTTTTTCGATTAAAAACATTACCTCTGTTTTTTCGGCATTTTGTGCCGATTCGCTTGTGTGTTTGAAAACACCTTTATTTCCTACTGTAAACGCTGCAAATGGTAAATAGTACACCATTGTCCAGTGTATTAACATAGGTTTAATGTAGTCTGTTAAAAGTGATAAATAGGCTTCATTACCCACTTCCGAAATATCCCCGCTTGTAATTAAGTCCTGAAACTTTATATAAAGATTAGTTCCTAAGTAATTCTGTATAGTGATGTCTTGAGTAATCTTTATGTATTGGATAAATTCGTCGTTATCTAAATTCCCATTTAATACTGTGAATTTCTTAACGTCCTCTGTTGATATTAATAATGCTGTTGCCATAATTATTTGTTGTATTCAGGATGGTGACCGTGTCTAGGCATATCATAAGGTATCATAGCAACTTCCTTTGCGTTTCTTATTCTGTACCCTAAACTTTCTGCCTTTGCTACTGCTATTTGTGTTGCGTTTGGATTGTTTACATCAATTCCGATATTTTTAGCTGACATATATGTTTGCCTTAGCCATTTATGTTTACAATTGACACCGCCTTTGTATAGAAAAATGTTGTAAGGTTGTCCCTCGTGACCGTGTCCGTCGTTTACGGTGTTTGAATCAACCATTTCGATGTCCTCTTTTCGATATAGTTTATTTGCTTTTAACATATCATTGCAAAATTCCCTTTCACCATTTGGCGCACCGCTGTAAATATATCTAGTTATAAATTTAACACCGTCAATAGTTTGGTCTTGTTCACTCTTTGAGTTTGGTCTCGCAGTAATTCCTAACCTTTGTAAAATGCTTTTTTTGTTGTTTAATTTTGTGACCTCATTATCCAAATCTTTTTCGATTGAGTAATCAACGTCGCTTTCATCTATCAATATCCAATCATTATCTTTTAAATGACCTTTTTGTATAAATGGTTCGGCTTTTATTTCCTTACTCATTTTTACACCCGTTTCAGTTTCTTTTGTTTCGGTTGTCATTCCGGTTGTGTCTGTAAACTCAATCGGTTGTATAGTTTTGAAATACAAATTTAAAGATATTTTCTCTTTAGATAGTATTTCATTTAATGCGTCGATTATCTCATTTTGATAAGGTCTTACTGTAATATTGTCAAGTAATAAAGTGGCTACCTTAATCTCGTCCGCATTGTTTCCCAAACCGCTACCCGTGTCACGAATACCTAAAAGCATCGGACTTGTAATTCTATGACCGACAATCATTTTTTCAAAACATTGTTCTGCTAAATATCTGTAATGTTCAGGCGCATCGTTCAATGGTATATCCTCAACCGTTGTTTTATTTGCAACGTCTTGATTGAATGATACGATTACTTTCGCACCAGCAGAACCCGTTAATTTTTTCTTAACGTCGTTTGATATTTCTTTTCTTTTTTCTTCAGGCGGCACGTTGTTATTGAAGTTCACAACCTTTGTACCACTAAACCCGTTCATAACATCGTTTGTTAAATACGTGGAAATTTCACGCTCTAAGTTCGCATAAGGTAACGCACCATTGTAATCAATTGGAGAGTAGTAGAACGAACCCGCTACATACGGCTTTATAACAAATAATTCAATTTCATTTCCATTTCCATACCCAAAAGATGGAAACCATTTTATTTCATCTTTATTTCTTTTTTTTGCCCAATCAGGATGGTACGCCCATTTTTCGATTTCGCCTTTGTCGTTTGCTTTTCCTGCTCTTAAGGTGTTCATTGGAAAATGTGCAATCTTAACGAGTTTCTTTTTGTCGTATATTAATTGCATTGCACCCATTCCTAATATCTTTCTATCGGTTGCAACTTTCTTTAACTCTCCATCTGAAATTAAAGACTTTAGCCTTGCATATTCCATTGGTTTATTTGCGCTGTCCGTGGCGTCTAAACCTTTGCCATAAATCATATTAGCAACCCCCGTAATGATTGCCTGATTTGTAGTTGAGTGCAAATAACAATCTATCAAGTATTGAAAGTAATCGTTTTTTTCCCCATACTCGATGTAATCCAAATTTGACTGCTCTTTTATCTTTGGTGCTTCGTATGCTGATAAATTAATGACAAATGGAAAATTAGTCGATAATGATGTAGGTATTGTCGCTTGTCTTTTCATTGTAAGTATCTTTGTTTATTGAATAGTCGGTTTGATTCGTGCAAAATAATTTACCTTTATAAACTTGCACACCCTCAAATTTAACTATAATTGTGTAGGTTTTGCCCTCTTTAATTGGATAAACCATTGTTATAATTTGATAGTATTTTTCACGGTAAGTAATAATATCAAAGGTTTCTGAATTTCCGCCCTCGTCAATTATAATAAGTTCGTCACCTATTCCTCCGTTTAATATTAATTTTAAATCTTGTTCAGATTCTGATTCTAATAATGTAACCATTATACTTTTTTTGTTAAACGATATTTTTTTAATTTTGTTACACTTTATTAGCTTATTTCGTTTTTATTTAAAGTCTTTAAAACATCGATTTCATCACTTATCTCAATATCATAATGCCACGTTTCAATTGTGCCACAAGATAATCTATAAGTAACTGCATTTTGTGGGTGTAACATAATTCCAGTAATAATTCTATCGAATTGCTCGCTGTCTGTTTTTAAAAATACAACATCACCAATATTGTGTTTTATTTTGTGTGTAATTTGGTTTAATTGATTCATTGTTTTATTATTTTAATTTATGCAAATATAATTATTTTATTAATACGAAAACAAAAACCCCTACCAATTTAATGATAGGGGTTTACAAATAATAATTATAAAACTATGAAAAAACTAAGTTCCCGCAGTAACTGTGAAGCCAGCTGTTGATAAACTAACTCCAATGAAGTTGGCAGCTACTTTTTCCTGCCCCGTTAAGGTTAAAGTATATCCTGATAAATCACCCATTGCAGCACCAGTTACAACCGTTCCGCCAGTTACTTCCATTCCGTTCTCTAATCCGGCTAAAAAGAAATTACCGTTGTTATCCTCAACCACAACTTGCGGTCTGCCGTATGCCAACATTTTCAACTCTTTGTTGGTTTTAACATTTAATCCCTTTAGAGTAAGTTCTAAAACTTGCTCAAAGTAAGTAGTTCCATTTTCTCGGCTTGTAACTATGTTTTGAGTGAAATTATTAGTTCCTTTCAAATCATATTTGTAAGCCGTTGGCGTTCCCGTTACGGTTGCAATTTCGTCTGTATCGGTGACATCATAAGTTACCCCCGTCATGTCACCGAAATTACAGAAATATACAGCCTTTAACCCGCCTACCGTGTTTTTACACGGCTCTAATCTACCTAATGAAATATCACAACTCATATGTTAGGTTGTTGTTAAGTACCAAACGATTTCCGCACCGTATGCGTATTGAACTCCTGCGGTATAAACCATTTTGTATCTAACTTGACCGCTCAAATCAGATTCATCCATGTCTTTAATTCTGATTTCGTTATGGTCTGCTAACAAACCGGTTCCGAAAAACAAATTTTTCTTTTGGTAAACCGCAAAAGTATTGTCAGGTAATCCGTCGATTACGGTCATTTTGTAAACTCCGTACTGTAACACCATATCAGAACCACCTAAACCGTTGGAAATACCAGCGGAAACTAACGCTTGTGTGTATGCAAGTGCGATGTTTGCGGAAACTCCAAATACTAAATCAGCTTTATTTCTGATTGCTACGGGTGTTGCGTTCAATACTTTTTCAATCTCTGCAATTACGTTTGATTTAGTAACTGCTGCGTTTGCTGATGTAATACCGCTGCCTGCTTTAATAACTGTGCTATCTGCTGTAAATAAAGGAATGAACCCACCGAAACGACCTGAAGTAGCAGAAACACCTTGCCAAATATCAATTTCTGTTTGCTCTGCTGTGTCGCCTAAGATATTAGCCAATAATGCGGTTTCCACGTCTTTAGGTGGGTTGTCATTATGAGCGGAAAATCCCATCGATGCAGATGACCAGATTTGTCTTAAATCCTCTTTACAGATTTCGTTTTCGTTTTTGATTTTTTTAGGCTCTAGAGTTTTTTCACTCAAGGTAATTGAACCAAGTGGATTGAAACCACAAGCGTAATCTTGACGACCATTTGAATACTCAATTTTCTTTACTGAAATTTTGAAATCGATGTCGGGTAATACCGTCACCAATCCTTTTGCAAGTGTAGGGCTTTCTTTGAATGCTTTACCCATCAACTCACCCGCATCTTTACCTGCGTAATTTGAACTCACTGTTAAGGTTGTTGCCATTGTTTAATGTTGTTTAAAATTAATAATTATGCTGCGGTTAATGTGATAGAACCTGCTGTCACTCCTAATCCTGATACATACCAATTCGTTCCGTCTGAAATTACATCTACATAATCCCCAATAGATTCTGCTGAAGCTACGAATGAAATTGTATTTTCGTTTGAACCAGCTACGGCTGCATCATTTACAAATACAACACCTTGTATCTTTGCTGTTGATGCTACAATAGTCCAATTGGTTGTCGCAAATGCGCTACCAACAATAAATCTAAAATACAAGCCACTTCTTAAAGTTGGTAATGTAATTGCTGCTCCAGCGGCTGCTGATAATACGAATGTCTTTGCGCTATCGGAAACCGTTAATGTCTTTGCGGCTGCGACTGTTTCAACTGTTGCGCTCGCTGTCAATTCTCTAAATACTACTCCCATGTTATTTTACTTTTTTGTTTAAAAATTCGACCAATGATTCGTTCCCGATATGTATGCTTGTAGTCGTAACACTATCGGGATTGTGTACGAAAGGTTTTGGTTCTGCTGATAAATTTACGGGCTCAACAACTACAAATCTTTCAGGTTTATTAACCGTAACATTTTCTGGTTCGATTACTGCCATTTTTTCAGGTTGCTTCAAACTTTCAACAAGTTTTTTTAGTTCGTCAAATTCCGCTTTAGTTACAAAATCACCCTCCATTTGTTGCTGTGCTGGCGCTTGTGGTTCTTGTGCTTTCTCTTTGATTTCTGCAATAATTCCATCTTCGGTAATTACTAATAATCGACCATCTTCTAGTTCGTACTCACCAATTGGCAAAGGTATTCTATCCTCACCATTTACTATAAAGATGTTCACACCTGATTCCAATTTCTCAAATTCAAGCGCAGTTCCGTCCATCAACTTGGCTTGTTCCAATTTGATTTCCATTCCTAAAAGTTCTCTAATTTTGTTTACAATATCCATAAATTTACTTTAATAATTCTTTAATCTTATTAATCAATACTTCGTTTTCTGATAAGCTGACTTTGTCATCAAAAAACCCCTCTAAGCTAAATCCTTTAACTTTTCCCGTTTTAACGTAATCGTCCCAAACATCGTCGTTGTAAATCTTTAATGCTACCATCCAAGTACCAATAGGGACACTTAAACCGTACAATCTACTCTTATCGTGTGTTTCGTCTGCAACAATCCAACTTTCAACAACTGATATGTTATCAGTAAAAAACGAATGGTCTATTGTTGCGTTGGTTTGCAGTCCTTTTCTTAAAAATGTTTGACTTGCTTTTTCTACGGTTGCATCTGAAAAAAAGATTTCGTAATCTCCTAAACCCTCTTTATATCTTGGAATTATTTTATTTGGTATCATTAACGCACCCAATAAAATACGTTTTTCCTTACTTATCTCGGCAAGTTTAACCTCGTCCTTTGATAATGTAATAAAGTTTGATTCCATTGCGGGTAAAAACAAGGCGCTACAAAAAGCATCAATTATAGCAGAATCAGCACTTGCAATTCACGGTATTATTTTGAATAAGCAAAAAGCGGATGCTGGCGCATTAGCTTGGTCTCAATCAT